TTTGCGATTGTCTTAGTCGCCACCACCGCTACACCAATAAAAGCAGTGACCAGTCCAATTACCATCCCGATCGGATTCGCTTTCAAGGCGTCGTTCCACAAGATTTGCGCTGCTGTAGTTAGCTTAATTTTTCCAGTCAATACGCCAACTAGTAGAGTCTTCGTGCTTATGACGCCATTAGATGCCATGGTTGCAGTCGTCTCTGCATAGGTTGCTTTTTCAGATGCTTCCGTTGCCGCTGCATCTACTGCTTTAGCTTTTGCGCTGCTTTTAACTGCCGCAAGTTCTGCGTATTCTGCAGTGGTATTCTTTCCAACTGCCAGCGTCAGGACTCCATATGTTGCATGGATATTATCTATCGCAGTAGTAGCGGTCTTTATTGCACTGGAAGCCTTGTGATACACATCTTGTGCGGCCATAACAGCCTTAAAGGTGGCATACCCCGCCGCCGCAGTGCCTGCGGTAACTCCGATCACATCCAAATTATCAGCTACCAGCTTAATGCCTGGCGCCGCTATCTTGACAGCTGTACCGGTTCCTTCGCCGACTACTTTAAGGAACTTCTCAAAGTCTTTTGCGCCGGCCAGTAATCCCGTACGCATATCCGGCAGTGCTCCGTTAGTGAGTCCTCCATCAATTTCTTGTATAATGGACGCCATGCCACGGGTAGTAGCCGCCTTCATATTATCAAAAGTTCCATTCCAACTTGCGCCGGCTTCTTTTGCCGCTCCTGCTACACTTTGGACGCCATTAGTGCCCTCCATCATGGCTTTTTCTACAGTTGTTAGAAAATCATTAGCACTAATCTTCCCGTTAGTCAAATCGTCTTGTACGGACTTAGAATCACGCCCGACAGCCTTCGCATACATGCCGACTGCATCAATCCCGACGTCAAAGAGTCTGTTTAACTGATCCATCTCAACGGTGCCCTTGGTGCGCATCTTACCGAGTGCATCCATAACGCTCTCTAGCTGATCATTGGTACCTTGCCCATAGAATGCCACTGCATCCATCCATGCTTCCACGGACTGCGTAGCGTCACCGATATGCATACTACGGGTTACAAAATCCTGCGTACTTTTGGCAGCCACATCAAGCCCGTAAGCAGTACCCGTTGTGGCATCACTCAATCGATCCAGTGCTTTATTAGCGTCAGTACTGGATCCAGTCATACGCGTCATAGTCCGGTAGAACTGTTCCATAGTGTCTAAGCGACCAAACGCTTTATCAAGAGACGCTCGGGCGGCAGATGCACCCATCTGAATTAGTTTGAATGATCCGACGCCTTTGGCAATGTCTGCAATAGAGGTCTTTGTCTTGGTAGAACCTTTCTGTAGATTCGTCATACTCCCGTTTGCTTTGTTCATCGTACTTGAGAAATTCTGATCTACTGCGCTTAAAACCGCCTGTACACTATAACTTTCTGCCATATCTTCCCTCCTTTCTGCGTTTGTCAAGTCGTCTTGCTACATGCCTTAATCTACTATCTTCCGCCTTAAGACTCTCTGTATGTTTTACCTCGTCAACTCGTTTCTTGTAGTCAAAAAACTTATTGAAATCTTTATATACCAGCTCGACCTTCCCTCTAGAGCTTTCTCTTTGTGCTTTTACCTCACGATTCATCCATGCCTGCAGGCTGATTTCATACTCCCTATCCACTCGATGCAGCATAAAAGCCTCCATGCGTAAGTTATACTCATAGAGGCTCATGATCTCTGCCTCGTGTAGGGTGGACACCTGCAAATACCGAAAGCAGTTTACAATTATTTCGTGGTAGGTTTTTTCTGAGTCTTCTCGGTCGTCTGTTCTTCTTTCTCCGCCAGATCCATCACTGCCGCCGTCCTCTTGGTTACCTTCTTGGTAATATTCGAGTTTTTTAGTTCACTGAGCACCACCTTAAACAGTTTATCAATATCCTCGCAGTCTTCCACATACTCGTCGATCTCGTCCTGCGTCGGGCGGTCTTCCTCATGCGCAGTGGCCATGTATAAAAACTCAGATAGCTCGGCGGGATCCTCCCCGATTACCATTGGTAACTTCTGCCCGAAACCATCGGCGTATTTTAGGCCTCCGGGAGTTGTAAGCTCTAAAGTCTTATCAATTTCCCGGAGGAACTTTAACCCAAATTTAAGTATGTGCTCTTTCCCATTAATTGTTATTTTCATCGTTATATCTCCTGTTCCTTAGTCTGATAAAATTACCGATCCAGCTATGGCCTGGTCAACAATTGGCGCTGTTGCCAGGCCAATCATTCCCCCGTTGCTGGCTCTGTGTCTGCAAATGCGTACTGAATTGTTTCAATCTCGTCATCTGTTAATGATACGGTACCGTCCTGCATCTCACCGTCAACATTAAATGTGGTGGTAAACTGTGCAGCTTCTTCCACATTGGCAGGATCTTCCCACTCAGACAGCCTTCCACGGCCATACTTAGCCTTGTACTTACCATCTTGCTCGGATCCCAAATCAATCTCCCATACCTCAAGCACTTCTCTTTTAAGCACACTCTGACGGAGCATATCATTGACTTCGTCTCTTGTTGAAATCGCAGAGATCTCAATCGAGGTTGTAAGACCTCCATCGTAATTGATCGGGCCATCCTTCGTCATCTGGCTGTCTGAGTTGGTATCATAGGTGATTGTATGTTCAATCTGCAGCGCAAGCTTAGCAGCCGCATTTTTGGATGCATCCGCAAGTCTGCGGAATTTAAGAATTTTCTCTTTTCCGAAAATTGCCTGTTCCATATTGTTTGTTCCTCCTTAATAAAATTGTGCAGTGACATCGAGTACACCGTGCCATAGATTAGTGCCGGTGCTTGTGTCCTGCAGCAGTTGTATGTTGCATTGATTTAAAGGGACCAGCCACCGAAGTGATTCAGTGGATCTGATCCCTTTTATATCCATTAATAGGTTGTTTATTATGTCGCTTATCTCAATGCGATCGTCACCATTACCCCACACATGCATAGTCAGTGACACACTGCCCAGAATGGCTGTTTTCGTGGCTCGTGGGATAAGTATTGCCGCGCCCATTTCAATGAATGGATACGGCACATCCTGCAACGGTTTCTGAATATATACGCTGCTCTCTGACACATGCTTAGTGGCCAACATGTAGCACTTATCAAAAAACTGTTGATCTGGTTGTTTCATTTCACCAGCCTCCCCATATCGTTTTTAAACTTCGCTGACTGTATCTTGAAGGCCGGTCCCACATGAGGCTGTGCGGCCATATACCGTGTGCCCCACTCCACATATGCAGCATAGTCTGCTTCACTGTTTATACGTGCCTCAAGGCCGTATTGCTCATTGTAGATACGAATGTTGCGCTTAAGATTACCGGTTCGAACTGGAGCGAATCTCTGTGCCTGCGTGTGCATCTCGGCGCCATTGGTCTTCACGACCTGCCTTACATCGTCCAGCGTGGCATTCTTTTTCAGGTGGGCCATTAGCCTATCAACCCCGATCAGGGTAACATCAGCTTTCATTGCTTCACCTCTTCCACGATCAAGGACTGTTTCTGCCTTAAGCTCGTATTGCTCGCGAACTGATACTTGACGCCATCAATATATACATAATCCCATGGGTCCTTGTATGGATGCAGTAGCCGGATCACTTTGCGTTGCTTGGTATAGTCCCCAAATAACGCCTGTGCCCGATCAGTGCCGAGATCTGTAACGTTGGCATCAACCTCGGTAAATACGGTCTCCTGTGGCTTATTTTTGCCTGTCTCAGGATCGTAACCGCCACCTGTGAGTCTTACGAAAGTAACCTGATCTAAATATCTCATATGAATTTAAATCCTCCCTTTCGCGCAGTACCATTACCGTTTTCGTCTTTCCAGTCCTCAATTTCATCTTCGTAATCGGCGAAGATGTTTCCATAAGAAATACTCTCTTCAGTCTGTGTGTACGAGTCCATACCTTCGTTGCCGATACGATTAAACCTCGATACCGAGACCTCAACAACGATATATTCAAGTTCTTCAGGTATACTTTTGGCGCCAATCTTTAGCTTTAGACGATCGCTGACCAGATTGATAATGCTAGTCAGCAGATCGTCCTTGTCATTATCCTTAAGCCCGAGTAGTTTCTTTACTTTTTCAAGCATGGTCTATCACCTACCCTTATTCTGTGGCAGTAGTAACCGTAATCGCCGCTGTAGTATCGTCGGTCTTAGTCATTGTACCTGCGGTAATTTTACCGTCTGCGTCCGCTGTGAGAGCGATGGATTTAACGCCTACGCCTGCGGCACCGGTTGCGCCTTTGGCACCAGTCTCACCTTTGGGTCCAGTTGCGCCATCTTTACCAGCGGGGCCAGTGGCTCCAGTTTCCCCCTTATCGCCTTTGGCGGCTTTTTCTGCGATACCGTCTTCAATCCTCTGTAAGTCAGCTGTTTCAATCAGAGCTTTAGCGGTCTTTGCGGCCGCTATGTTCTCATCTACTGTTTTACTATCGTCCCACTTGTACGTGCCCCATGTTTTCTTTGTGAACGCCATTATCTCACTCCTTTCTTAAATTAGCCGGTCACTATTGCGTATCCGGGTATCGCCTGTCCGGCTATAGGCGTCGTCATTCCCCCGGCTCCGTCTCCTCGGTCGGCTGAAGCTTTGCGAATGCATCGTCTTTCACCACCATAAATGCCACGTCCATAGTAGCCCTCAGAGCAACAAGCTCCTGTTCGTACAGGTTAACTGGAGTGCCATCTGCATTGGTTAATGTAGACAACTGCGCCTCTTCAGAGATCTTGTAGGACATGCCAAATGGTACGCCATAGTACATGTAGTCAAAGTCCCCAACATACAGATTACCTTTTTCGAGATCATGAAGATCGGCAACCGGCAGCCCATCGAGTGTATTGGCTCCTCTGTCGTACAGAGACTCTGTCACAACGCCACCCTCAACCTTACGTGCCTGTCTCAACAGACTCCTGTTCTTTCGAGTGGAAATGAAAGCGTTCGGGTCATGGTCGGCATCAGTAACAAGGTCTTCTACAGCTAGAATGTTATCATAGCTGATGTCACCTGAAACAATCTGACTAGTTGTAGTTACAGACTCTTCCAGCGACTGAGGATATGGATTCTCAACGTTCAAGATTGCAGCAGCATCAAATTTCTTCTGAAAAGCTTCCGCAATTTTCGGCTGCATAACCTGAAAGAAGCTTGACATCTTGTAAGTCAGGTACTCACGAGAGCAGGGAATAATGACGCCCAGCTTCTTGGCTACCAGTGTTGCCTGCGCCCATTCCGGTTTTGATGTCTGGATCTTTTCACCTTCACCTACCCAGTAAGCGCCAGGACCTTTTGCGAAGTACTCGAATTTCTTTTCTTTGGCATCCATCTGCTCGTACTTTGCCAACTGCATCACCTTAGATGTTTCCATCATTTCTTTCAGGATCAGCTGATTGTATTTTTCGGGGATCGTCCCGTCTTTCTGCTCATATACTGTTACGTTATTAGGATCCCATGTCTGAGCAAACATCTGGAGATCCAATTCTTTTTTCTTATTTGTCATATTATTTATTCCTCCTATTTAATAATTCGTGCGGCTTTTGCCATGCTAACGACATCAGGTGTATGCCCTGATCCGGGGTCGTAACCGCCTTGCTTCGGTGTAGTCTGCCTTGCCTTGGACTTGATTGCTTCCGCGATCTCGGTGTCCCAAGCCTCTTTGATGGAGCCCAGTGCATCCTTGATCTTGTCAGCATCGCCGATCACTGCCAGTGATTCTGCAAATGCGATTGGCAGTCCCTGTTTCTGCAGATCAGACTTGATCTCAACCGTCAGCTTTTCATGCTCGAACGCTGCCTTTTCAGCCTCGAACTCTTGTCTTTCTTTGGTTCTCTGGTACTCTGCTTTCTCATCTTTGTTCATCTTTGCAAGCTTTTCAGCCTCAGAGACTTTGTCGTCCGTCAGCGTCTGCCATTTCCTCTGTGCATTGCTAACTGCCTTATCTATAGCCTTGTTCACTCGCCGATCGAACTCGGACTGATGCTCGGTGTCTTTTAAGAAATCATCAAAAGTAGGCTTCTGGTCGTCACCTTCGTCATCTTCATTGTTACTGTCGTCACCTTCTCCGGCACCACTATCATTACCGTCACCGGTACTGCCACCGTCACCGTCTTCTGCAAACATCTGCAGGTTTAAGGGTCTTTTATATCTTTCTTTTGTTGCCTCGTAAATTCTATTCTTCATATTTTTCCTTTCTTGCCCCCACTCCGTTCATCCGCCCAGAGCAGTTGCAGGTAGTTTAACGTCATTTCGGACAAAACAAAAACACGCTTATCGCGTGTTTGATACGTTCATTAATTCAATTCTTCTATCTTTATTTGCAAGTTCTACTTGTTCTGGATATGCGTTCATTAGTCGACAGAGCCCGAGATAGAACGCATCAATCAGTACTCGTCCTCTGCATGACATATAGTCATATCTGATCTCAAAATATCCACTCTCAAGGAGATATTTACAGTGGTCCTCCGTGAGGCTTTTCAGGGACTCGATCAACATGTCGCACAAAGTGGAAACTGCGGCACACACAATGTCTGTACCTCTTTTACCTCCTGCGTGGCCATCAACTATGATTCTGTAACCACTATCCTGTTTTTCTACCTGTACTTCAATCAATCACATCACTCTCCTTTATCTCCGGCCATCGCCCGTCCGGTGGCAGATTATTGGATCACCGCCTTTTCATTGCTCAATGCATATCCCATAATGTCTTTTAAGAAGAAGACCGCACTTCTTGTCTTTCCAGTAGATACCCCATCATATATAAATTTGATATATCCACCTTCCAGAGTATGCCACTCAAACTCACTGACATTTTCAAACATCATTGTTTGTCCATCAGATATCCAAATGATTAAATCTTGTCTTTCCATATTTCTCCTCTTTTCTGTTGAAATCATTTACAAAAGTAGTATACTTTTTCTGAAAGCGAGGTGATAATGTGGCTAAAAACCCACCAAAAAACAACGCCCGTAAGGGTGCTGTTAAAGGTCGCTCACAGTCTTTAAATTCCAAGACCGGCCTTTGGACAAAAAGAGATACCAAAACCGGTAAGTTTATGGATGTTAAAACTTCCGGTGGCAAATTCAAAGGCGTCTCAAAAGAAAAATAATCACGGGAACAGCTTAGTCTGCAAAGGCTAAGCTGTTCTCACTTAGTACCTGAAATAAAACCTTTCCAAATCTATTTACAACGTCTTCATTCTGTTCATCAAACCCTGCTTCATAAGCTATAGCATGAGTTAATTCGTGTATAAATGTCTGGTTTTTTCTGTCTTTACTGAGATCTTTTTTAATCATTATTTTGGCATTTGAATAAACGCATAACCCTAAAGTCATCGGATCATTGTCCACCGTGTCTAATTCTTCAATGCTGTACTGCACACCGCATATGTTTATTTTATCCACCAAGAAATCATCATCTCCTTAAATTTGAGTATAAAAATAGCACCGGCCATCGCTGACTGATGCTGTCGCGCTATTTCCCCGGCGTTATTGTTTCAAAACCTTAATCCAATTGTGCTTTAGCGCACACCCACAATTCACCATCAGTCCAGTGTACAATATAATCTCCATTCTTTGCATAGATCCATGTCCCGTCCCTCCGCTTTACTTTGCAGCCGTAAATATATCTGTGGCCGTCTCGTATTGTCCAGCAAAGCGATACCTTGCCCCACACCAGACCTTGCGTAAACCAGTCAGGAGCTGTAAACTCTGCAGACTCACCGTCAAATAAAAATACGTCAACCTCGATACTTGCTGATGCCATAAGTTTATACTTCCTCTTCTCCCTCTTCTATTTCTTTTAACCTCTTCTCAAGCGTCTCCCGATCAGCGAAAGCGCTGGTACTGCATCGACACCATGGATGCATTGGCGGAGCGTTCTTACCTGGCATCATGGACTGTACTTTCTTCGGCTTTCCATTGTCTAATTTCCTGCAGATCGGGCACGCCGTAGGCTCAGCAATGAATAGATATTGATCATAACCGATATCCTCAAAAGACTTCTTCTGTACATCTGTCTGCACCCTGGCCGTTTCGGTGACCAGCAATCTCTCTGAGTTGTACCGACTGGCATCTATTACTTTGCGCAACTCTCTGGCCAATACATTCGGATGTTTACCTTGCACAATGCCTTTTGTCAGTAGCTGATCGAGTTCAGCTTTGAGCAGGTTTTGATTCTGCCAGACTCTGTCGCTAAATGTAGCGTTCTGAAACGAAGCGCTCACAACATTCCTGATGTACTTCTCACTGTCATGTACGGAGCCGCCCAGGATGCCTGACAGGCGCTCTGCCTCATCCCTTGCTGTATCTGTGAGAATGTCTCGGTACTCGTCTTCGATATCTTGATAGGCATCCACCAGATGAAGCCCTATATTAGATTTGAGAAGCTCTAGCCGATTGACCTTCATAGTCATGTTGTAGAGTCTCATCTCTTGATTGGCCTCTTTGCTGAATGTGCGGTTTTTAACGTATTTAGCGGCTTTCTTCTCATACGTCTCAATATCTAATGTAGAGGCCTTTTTTCTAGCCTCTATGATGCTGATTCCTTCGGTCTTAGCATATCGGCTGTAGAAGTCGTTAATCTCCTTCTCGATCTCTCTTGTAAGGACGTCAAAGCGTTTCTTCTCGGCAGCCATCAGCTGTTTGTCAGTCTTAAGTCCTGCCTTAATGTGTTTTTCTTCACGCTCACGCCAATACTCCTCACTCGTCTTCCTCGCCACTGACATCACCGTCCTCATTATCATCGTCATGATCAAATTCGTAGCCGTCACCATTCAAACGATCCATGTTCTCTTGCTGTTCCTTCTTGAGCCGGTCAAGTTCTGCCTGCACGTCATCCACAAAGCTTGCCAGGCTCAACAGTGTTTCCTGCGAGATCTCTGTACCTGCGCTTGTAAGGGCGCTGAGCTCCTCAAGCACTGCTTTCGGAAGATTCGGCGTGAATGTAATTGTCAGATTATCAAGATCTGTATTATCGGCCTCCTGTACTGAATTTTTGATGTTCAGCAACAGCCGATAACGTCGGATGATTCCTTTCTTAAACGATCGCTGACGGGTTGCGGAATACTGCTGGAACCCGAACAGCTTGTATTTCATCGCCTCACCTGTCTGGTTTCCGCTGAATGCTGAATCCGTAAGATCAGGCACAAATGAAATCTTGTGGATATCGTTCGCCAGTCGTTCCTTATATGCCTCGGTTCCATTGACGTCATACTGTTTGTAGATATAATCAGCGCTCGTCTGTGACTTGGATCCATCTGGGTTAACACCATTTGCAAGCAACAGCATGTTAGATTTCTTCATGTCAATGAAATCCTTGACACTGTACTTCGCCAGATCAATGTCACCGCTGATCACCATAGTCGCCTCATTGAGGTCTGTCATGTAGTTCGCAGTGTCTGACTGCGCGGCATCGTACAGATCTATAAGGCTGATTACGTCCTCATAGGCGCCCTGTCTGTATCTGTCTGACTGATACTCTGTGATTGGTACCTCACCCCAGCTGTGAGGCTCTCTGTGGTCTTCTACGAGGTTAATCATATTGATACTGCACGGTTGATAGGTGATGATATCTGTGTCCGTATATACGGTTACTACGGTGTTCTCGATAGCCCCAATCTTATACCGCGGGCAGGATACCGCAAACAGTGGATGTCGATCCACATCGGTACTGTACACAACGAATGTTTCGAACACATTACTGATAACCGAGTGATCTATGTCATCCTCATCACGATACTGCAATTCATAGGCTCGTCCGTATTTGCTAACGTCACGCCATAACTCTGATTCCAAGCCTTCAATATCATTGTTCTTGTCATATTCTGTGATGATCTCAGTGATCTTGTCATCTTGGCTCTTCTTCTTAATGGGAATACCGGTGTTGTATCCAACGTCAAAAACATTGATCACCTTTGCGAAGTTATGCGCCGCTCTGTGGTCTGCTTTACCCTTCTCTACTCGCCTGCTGTCATCATGATAGATGTCTTCATTGCGGGCTTTGATGTAATTGTCGAGTGCCTCAAGCCTCGGACACTGATTCATGTAATGGTCCTGTATCAACGCCTCAAGCTTCTTTGTGTCGCTTAAGATCTCATCTGCGTTGTTTACCCGATAAGAAAAATTAGCATCCGGTTTGTAAGTCTGCTGAAACGTTTTGACTTCAGCAACCGGAGCATCTTCCCCTTGTTCAAATTCATTTACTTTGTCGCTCATCTCAGCATCCTCCTTAATCTGTTCGCTGATTTCTGCCTGTCTTCCGGCGTTTGTTGTGTTTCACTCACAGTCATATCTGAGTAAATCCCGTAACGGATCGCACACATAACATCATCATTTTCTTTTAATGGCTCGCCGGTATTCTTCTTCCAGATGTACCGGTATATTTCGTCTCTGAAACGTGGCATCTGGCTATATACCACAAAAAACTGTTTCAGTTTCATTAGTGTTGCTATCGCTTCAATACCACTCAACACTCTATTGTTCCCATTGTATGCCTGAATACCTGCATGCTGAAACGCTGCCACATGCTCAGGTCTTGCCGGATCGCAGTAGAACGGGATGTTGCCATAACGACCAATGATATCTTTTGCTATCTTAATCCAACCCTTGATGTACACGTATTTGCTGGCGTGCTCCTCAATCACATAATAGCTTTTATCCTTGACGCCAATAACAACGATGGCGCCCCAGTGTTCCCATCCCCAATCGACACCAGCCAGATACCGATCGAAAACCATACCTTTTACCTGATCTGGTGCAACCACATGTACATTGCGATCGAAGTCGGGATATATGACGCCTTCTCCGGATACCCACAAGCCTTTTATATTCCGGTCATAGAACATGCCAGAAGGCGTGGACTCTTTAATATTCCGCTTGTATCGTTCATCAAGAAATGTGTTGTCGTCTAACTGAAAATGAAAGTTCAGGATACCAGCTGATTCCTTGTTGATATAGTCTTTCAGTAGCCAATGTTCCGGATTGTCCGGATTGGTGTCAGCAATGATGCGTGCCCCCGGGCCGCTACATCTTGCTTTAATCTCATCAAACACTTCTTCGTTTGCCAATGACGCCTCGTTGATGTACGCCCCGAAGGCTGTCATGCCTCGGATCCTGCCAAGTCCGCTGATGGAACCATGCGAAGTCTGCACCACCTTGACGCCGAATAGTGCGAAGTTATTGTATTTATCAAACTTAAACTCAAACCCGTATTTGTTAGACAACTCCGTGAGGATGTTGTCCTGTATGTTCCCCATCGAGTAACCAGCCAGAATGTATTGCGGTGTATCAATGCGATTCTGGTCTGCGATCTTTCGTACTCTGATCAGCTCCTGCAGAAACAAATCATTGTCCACCACCGTCTTGCCGGATCGCTTGGCACCATGATTTATCAACATGAACCAGTCATCCTTGTGTGTGGCCTTTAGCACCTCGATCTGTTTTGGCGTGTAGATATTACTCAGACTCATCGAGTTCACCGCCGATCTGATCAAATAACTTCTTTACCTTGTCTTCTGTGTTGACCTGATCGCCTGCTTTCGTGGATGCTTTTAAGTGTTCGATACGTGCTTTCTGCTCTTCTGTAGCGAGATCCCATCGCTTATTGAGGAGTTCGTCATACTGCTTCACCATGGACCTTAAGCTAGACTGTGCAGTAGCCTGAGCCTTCATAAAGTTCGCTTGTTTATCCCATGCCTGCTGTACATCGTATTTGTCCGTGTCTCCGGACTCCACAAGCTCTTTTGTCTTATCGTCTTTGTCTTTCACCCACATAATCCGCTGTGCTCGGATAATGGCAGCGTTCGCAATCTGTATCTGATTCCACAACACATCAAGTGGATCTGTCGGCATTTCGTTGATGATGTCCAGCGTTTCCTGCGGCAGGTATTTTTGGAACAGACCGTGCTTTACTGCGTTGGCGTTTCCCGGCGGACCGCCGTGCCCTACAGCGTTCTTGTTGCCAGGCTGCGCTCCCTGCTTTCGTTTGGAACGTTCCGTACGTTTCTTTGGGAGCGTTCCTTTTATCTTGTTATCCCAGCTGTCTTTCGACTTCCACCCCCGAACAGTACCGGGAGAAACTTTTAGTCGACTTGCAATCTCGACCAAATTAATCTTTCCATCATTCTTTTTGTAGATCATAAATGCTTCTGCCCTTTTCGGGTCTCTTGCTCTCGGCACCATCACCACCTTCCTTCTTTTGTTGGTTTTGATATATATAAAAAGCACCCGGCAGCGCGTAATGTCTGCCAGATGCTAAAAATAAAAAGGAGATACCTCCGCCCATACGCGGAGAATCGGAACAGTAGGAATCGAACCTACACTGCATAATGCAATTGAACCGGATATGTATCATGTTCCGTTAGTGGCGGTCATACGTCTCAGATATCCCCGCCACTGTTGAGATTCATTTGTCACACCCCCTCCAGTCTCAACAAAGGGGATAAACAGCCACCGGGGTATGGAACCCGGCAGCCGTAGCAAAAATATAATCAAAGGAGATTTATTGAAAAGCTCGTGATTCAGTTTTCTCACAATACTACTATACCACATCCAAACCGGACAAAACGGACAGCTACCCTTATTTCTTCACTTTTCACTCAAAAGATATCTTTCACACGCTTTTCTGCAACTTTCATCCGTGCTGTCTCCACCCATCCTGTGAGCCACCTGAACCCAGTTACAGCCGTCTATGTACCGATACCGCACAATCTTCCGCATACGGCTGTCCGGTACGTCCTGCACCCATTTTTCGACCTCTGAGAGCAACTCTAGTAGTTTCTGGTCTGCAAGTTCGAGCTGCATCTTATAAGTCCGTAGTTTTGCCCGCTTGTTTACGTAGTCCGGATATGGAAACCCCTGAATCTTTTGTGTACCTAATGGCTTCTTGCCCTTTCTGCCGCAGGTAACGGAGTCTGCCACCATGTAGCCATCTGTCTCCATGTTTTGAATCTGATCGGATACTGTCTGAATCCGCCGAAGCAGATCTCTCTCCTCTCCCTGTAAGTCTACATACTGTTCTAAGATGTGCTTCTCCATTTATCTCACCTCCACCAAACTTTTCCGGTCTTTTTATCTTTTAAGCCGATAATCTTAAACCCGTGTAAATTAGCTACCGCCTGTAAGGCTCTAAACACGTCCTTAACGGGCTTTGGCATTTTACTGGCATTATGTATGGCTTGATCTGCTGTAGTGTCTCTATAGCCCTCCTGATTGCTCACAGTGGCACCTCCTCTGTAACTAATCTTGTTATTCATCTGTATCCTCCTCTGGTTGATTCATATACTCACTCATATCTACATATGGCTCCAACTCATCCGTACAACACTGCCATTCTTTCCCATTCCCTACATCTACACCATACTTAGGTTCCTTTGGCCCCGGATGTACATATGTAATCACTCCCGGTACCTTATATAAATTTGTTTTGATCGCAACCCATTGCCCGTATTTAAACATTTGTATCCTCCTTATATGGTTCCGGGAACTCCATCCATGCTACAACATCATAATTTTCATTATATGTTGATTCATTGTCTCGGTATATTGATACAAAATCCTTCCATTCGTCTTGATCGGTTAGCATCAATGAGGTCGGAACGCTTGCTCCTCTTATCATTGCGATGAATTCTATTGGTTCTCCACTTTTGTACTGTCTAATTTCTGGTAGTCTTTCAGATACTGGTATCCACGAATTGCATTCTTCCATCTTTCTTACTGCGTACATACACTCGTATATGCTTGCTTTTTCTATGGCGTGTTTATGGATGTGTTTTATGTCTGTCAACTTGCTTAATAACTCATCTGCATCAATTAATTTCATTCTGTATCCTCCGGTCTATATGGCTCGTCAAAATTGAGCAATATCGTCTCTCTGAAGAATTCTTTCAAATCTTTTCTTGATATTTCAATCCAATCTGCCGTAGTATAACCTCCAGTGACACGACAAAGATGGATATCTCCACCTATATAATTTTCACTGCTTACTTCCCATATCGTTCCAGCCTTAACGGTCTTATATTCTCCAGTCGGAAAACCATTTTTATCGTAAAACTCGTATTCTAATTCTTTTATGCATTTATAAAACATAAAACCTCCTATTCTGGCTTGTACGGCTCTGGACGTTCCTGCCATGCCATAACCAGCTCGTCCATCTCCTTCGGCCCCTGATTGTACCAGTGTCCACGGCAGAAAGAATAATATCGGATATCGGTCGCTCCTCCTAAATCTACTGTAACCGGATATACGTAGGCATCCCGTGTTATTGGATTTACCTTGTCTTCCGGAAGCCGCTCATCGACTGGTATCCATTTGTACCTTTTTAATTCCACCACTTCCCGGCATTTCTCAGCATACAGCCTGTCTATCTCCTTGATCTGCTCCGGAGTAACTCCCAGGTCTTCGTACGCTGCCAAACGTGTGCATACTAGTTCATTCAGTTCGCAATCAACAAACCTGCAACCGCTGCCAAGGCAAGGTTCATCAAAGCATTTTGCGAAAAACGCATTATTTTTATCCCATCCGGTTAATCTCTCCATCTATTTGACCCCTCTTAACCATTTTTCTAATTTCTGGTTAGCATTCTCTTTTTTTGGTTTCTTCACTTTCTTCAAATTTGTTTCCCACACCCACAGATGTGGCTCCAAACTGTATATGTGTTCTTCCCATAAACCAGAATATTTTATATCCAGAATGTTATATGTTTTACGGTTGAACCGGACTATATCGCCTATCTTGTACTTGGATATGTTCATCTTACCGGCCCTCCATACTTAAGTTCATATCTCCTTGCAACCTCTGGTACTAATTCTTTTTTGTAGTCCACATGCCCCCAGGCATGCATTCCACCACCGACATACTGCTTACTCCCGTAGTCTTCTATCTCCATACCCTTCATTTTTGGTACCGCACCAGGTACTGGCGGTCTCTGTGTTAGATAATATCTATACATGTTAATCCTCCTTTTCTTCCCATGCCTTATAAAACTCACTACCTTTAATTTCTTCAAACATTTCAGGATTTTTGAAATCATACTGGCTTGTAAAACTAGCATATAAAACATTTTGTGACATAAACATTTGAGAGCTTGATCTCCCATACACATTAAATTCAAAAGCGATTTGTGGTCTATGTGGGGTTGTTATTCCCCTTTCCTTGCACCATAAAACCCACTTCTTTGACGTTTTAGAATTAAGCTTAAAGTTTCCTTTATCATTCTTTTTAAATTCGTTTCCAAATTTTTTACAGTCACTATCTGTAGGAACGATGTATAATCCATTCGAGTCCATATACAACTCCTTTGCTTCTATTCCTTCTTCTTTTGCAAATTCATTAAACGCATTGCACATTTTATGTGTCATTTCCTGATAATCTAAATAATTTTTATAGTAACGGCTTTCTTTCGGTATGATATAAAACTTTTCCATTTATCTTTCCTCCTCTAATTTTTCTTTCAACTCCTGATATTTCCGGATGTACCAGTCAGCTTTCTTCTGATCTTCTTCTGCACTACCCTTGTTCCCAGCTCTGTATCTATATTTCCATGCACACAGCTTGCAAAATGTCATTGTTGTCATTATTCCAAACATCAATTCCATTTCATCTATGCACTCCATTTCGTGGCACATATAGTGCTCAGGATGCTCTACCGGATCACTTTCCTCTGTATGAACGCTTTTTTCTTCCCAGAGCTGTAACTCTTCCTCTCTATAATAATCGTTTCTTCCTTGCTCAAAACCTACTCCGTATGGAAAACCGTCATCACCATTATCCACAAAAAAGACAATACCTTTTTCATCACTATCGTTAGCCTTCACAAAATCACCAAATTTATATTTCATTGCGCTCCTCCTCTATTCGTTTCAACTGCCTTTCAAGTTTCTCTGATATCCTTCTGTCCATTTCATCACTATCCGGAATCATGAGATAGTATAACTGCCACAACATAATCTGCACATCCGCCATCTCCTCGATAATGTGCTCCCTTGTCTGTTCAAACTCTGGCGCAGGTGTTTCAGGTGTTGTCCTCCATGACTTACAGATCGCTTGAATCAACTCACTGCACTCTTCTACAGTCTGCTGTGTCTGTTTTACCTGCCCGTAATGGCTGGCTATTTTTATAATAGCTTTCAAGTCTTTTGCTGACTTCTGATCCATATTTTTACCTCCTACTCATTCCACCGGATCTTGATATCAATTCCCAGTTCGTCTTTTATCATCTCTACGTAATCGCCCCATGTAGCGAAGTCATCCAGAATGCTGTCTGCTTTCTTGTCGATACGATCTAAGAGTCTCTGACACCGTTTCTGCCCAAAATCAAATTCATCATGCAGACATGCCAGCGTCATAATCGTAAAGGTGTCCACTGTCATCTCTTTAATCTTCTTTGACGCCTCGTTCAGTTCCTTCCGGTCAACATTCAGGGATATTCCGGTCTTGCCTCGAAACTCAATTTCCTTCTCCAGTTCCTCAATCCCTTTTTCTTTTGCGATTCGGAGGGCGTATACCATGCCCTCTGTTCTTGCCTGCATCTGTTTGTCAAAATTACTCATTGTGATTCTTCCTCCTCTTCCAGATTCTCTCAATCTCCCGTTGTATCGCACCCACCAGATCTACAACGAACTCTGCATATCCGTATTTTTCTGTCAGCTCGCTGCCTTCATCAACCAACTGTTTCCACCATGCGTCACTGTTTACCGGATCCGAGTACTTCTGGAAATATCTCCAGCAGTCCGTGATGCAGCGATAATAGTTCTGTGTATCCATAAGCTACTCCAATTCTGAGATCCGGATATATATCCCCGGGATCTCCGCCCAAAACTTCTCTGCTATCTCACGGCTCACAAGGGCATCGTCCTTCCAATATCCCGTCGTAGTCATGCAATCCTTCAAAAGCTTCTGTAAATTGTCTGTATCGGGCTTTGACGCCCTGTAGGAGCCATCTGTGTGGTGCCCTCTAGGGAAACACCACTTCGTTACCAATTCCACAGGTCCCACGTACTTCTGCTCCGGTACGTGCTGCCCGAGGTAAGCACACAGTTTCGATCTTGCTTCTTTCAGTTCCGCCGGTTCGTAAAAGATTGGCTTACCTTTCATCACTGTTACTTTCTTTTCCTGATGCGTCACGGTCGGCGGCACCATTGCCATAAAGAACTCAGTCACCATCATTTACCTCCTTTACATATTTTTCATAGGCGGCCTCAAATGCTTGCATCATCTTTTGCGATGCATTCGCATCACGCAGATATTTTTTAATTGTTTTCTTTCTTTTTGCTTTTCTTGGAGCGTTCGTGTTCCGCTCTATAAAATTTGCCAACTCATGAAACTGATTGCTCTCTCTTAAATATTTTTTCTTAATCCATTTATAAAAAGTCATCGCTCACTCACCTTTGTTAAATTTTTGTCAGTTTTTTTATTTCATTTTTTTTCCTT